GAAGTCGTTGGGGACAGGACCAAAAACATCCTGTCGTGTAGCATTGGCGCCCTCTGCGCCATGCAGACATTGGTGTTTTCCGTTTTTCGGGGCAGCAGCAACTTCTATCATTTCCCTAAGGGAAGTCGCTGGAGAAGTCGCTGCTGGTTTTTGGTGGTTGCGAAGAGGGGAAATCTACCGCATAATTCGTTTCAGATCAAATCGATAGGAATCGTTATGGCAACGACAGACAACAAAAGAGCGCTAGCAAACGCAAAGAATCCTCAAGTGCGTGGTCAGTTTGCTGCGATGCTCAGAAGAATCACGACGCAGAAGCCAGAAAAGCTGGAGCGGATCGTCGATAAGTTGCTCGAAGAAGCGGAGGGTGGGAACATGGTTGCCATCAAAGAACTCTTCGACCGTCTCGATGGTCGCGCAGTTCAAGCGACAGAAATCTCCGGACCAGAAGGTGGACCGATTGAAACCAGTGGCACTTCTAACTTCACCCAAGAGCTTCTCAGCGAGATCTTAGCCACAAGGCAAAAAGAACAGAAATGATCTCGCAAGAGCTCGCTCAGAAGATCGCGACCAAGATAGAATCTGGTCCGGATCTGAGCGTTCTTTCGGAACCTGAGCAAGCCGCACTCCGCGCCCGACTGCGCTGGCTCGCTGTAGCGAACTCGCACCAGATCGAACCTGCGGGCGATTGGTGGACGGTGTGGCTGCTGCTCGCTGGGCGCGGTGCAGGCAAGACCCGCTGCGCCTCCGAGTGGATCTGGTGGCAGGCATGGAGCAACCCTGGAACCCGCTGGCTGGTCTCCGCGCCCACCTCTGGCGACGTCAGAGACGTCTGCTTCGAGGGGGACTCGGGACTGCTCAGCGTAGTGCCTCAAGAGATCATGGTTGAGAACAACGGCTACAACAAGTCGCAGCACGAGCTGAGACTGATCAACGGCTCTCTGATCAAAGGCATTGCTGCGTCTGAGCCATCCCGCTTCCGCGGACCACAGTTCCACGGCGGTTGGTGTGACGAGCTCGCTGCATGGGATTACCTTGATGACGCGTGGGACATGCTCAAGTTCGGCATGCGTCTCGGCAAGCATCCTCAGATAATCTGTACCACGACGCCCAAGCCGAAGCCTCTGATCATCGACCTCGTTGAGCGCGACGGCGAAGATGTCGTTTACACGACGGCTTCAACGTACGACAACATTGACAACCTCGCGCCCTCCTTCCGTGACCAGATCATGCAATACGAAGGTACGAACATCGGTCGGCAGGAGATCTATGCTGAGATCATCGACCCTGAAGAGTCGGGCATCATCAAGCGCGAGTGGTTTAAACTTTGGCCAGCCGACAGACCTCTGCCACAGTTCCAGTATGTCGTTCAGTCGTATGACTGCGCGACCTCGGACAAGACCAAGAACGACCCGACTGCTTGCACAGTCTGGGGCGTCTTCAAGCCGAACGAGGACAAAGCCGTCTCCGTCATGCTGATCGATTGCTGGACCGAATACCTACAATACCCAGACTTGCGTCCGCGTGTCATCGAAGAGTACTCGACCATCTACGGCGACGAGAACGAGTTCGGTGTGGGCAAGAAGGTAGACATGATCTTGATCGAAGACAAGTCGGCAGGTATCTCGCTCATACAAGACCTTCAACGAGCAGGCATGCCTGTGCGCTCGTACAATCCAGGTCAGGCAGATAAAATGATGCGACTCAACATTATTTCCCCTCTTATCCAAAAAGGGCGCGTATACTTACCTGAATCAACAAACAACGCAGGACACGCACGTGATTGGGTGGATCCATTGATCAATCAAATTTGCGCCTTCCCAGAAGTTCGGCACGATGACCTCGTGGACTCGACTACACAAGCTCTCCGCATACTGCGGGATCTTGGCTTCTTGTCGATTGACTATATCGCGAACGACAGCGACGATTACGCTGATGATCCGCGCCCAAGGAGAGTAAACCCATATGCCGTATGATGAGTTTGGCAACTTCATTCCTGATGAGCTTGCGCTTGACGAGATGTACTATGAGCTGGCAGCAAAGGGAAGAATGCCGCTTCGTCCAGGAGGTTCTGACGTTCCGTACGTCGCTTCCGAAGTTCCGCAGACGTATGTAGCCAAACCTCCGCCACGACCAGCAAGCACGGCAACCAACGTGCCGCAAGCCATCGCTGACCGCCTCGGCATTAGTGGCATTCCGCAAGCTGCGCTTGGTATGATTTCCTCGTTCCCTGCTGCGGTTGCACGCGAGACAGGGTTCGACAAGTTCGCTGATGCGATTCAATACACGCCAACTTCTAAAGCAGGCTCGGAGATTCTTGAAGGTGTGTCCCGTCTGCCGCAAACGATAACAGGTTCGGAGATGGGAGTGGGCGCGTTGCCTGAGTTCTTTGTACCACGTCGCGCGTTTGGCTTACAAAGCCGTCCGATGCTGACGCCTGATGACGTAAGAGTTATGGGTGGGCGCGCAATTGAAACAGGGCGCGAGATACGCAACATACCTGAAGACTTCCGCGCAGGTCAAGAAGGCTTCCGTCGTGAGAGCAATGTCTTTGATGGCGAAACTATCGGCTCACGTGCGCAACGAATCGCAGACGACCTCGGCGACGTCATCGCTCGTCGCGAGATGCAAGGCTTGACACCCATTCCAGGAATCCCTGACATCGTCAGTCCGGAGACCCGCATGTACGCTGTGCGGCAACCCAACGCAGGTCAGATGATCAAAGAGACAGACCTACCTGACATCAAATATATTGAGGCGAATCCGAAAGTCAAGACCGTCGGATTGCGGTTTGAAGAAGACCTTCCGTACGTTGACGAAGCCTTCCCGAACCAAACCCGAGCCGAATACTACAGAACCATCATAGAACGCAACCCAGCATTAGACGCTGCGTATCGTGCATATGCCGATGACGTTTATATGCAGATGTTCCCTGACGCGCCAGATATCGAAACGGCTCGTCGGGCATACAACAACACAGGAAGTCAGAAGTCCCTCGCGCTAGATCAGATGCGTATATTCTCGGAGTTCGCTGAATCACCCGAAGCCATGTATGTGCTCCAAGATCAAGCAGAACAACGTGAACGTGCCATAGAAGAGTACAACCGCGTCAAGAACACGCCGAAGTCTGAGCTCAAGACACCTGAAGAAAAAGAAGCACATAAGGATCGCATTGACGAGCTTGAACTCAATCTGCTTCAAAAAGACTACGCGCCCGAACTAAATCAAGCGCAATACCTCCAGCGTATCATGCCACCGAACTCCGCAGAGTACATGCGTCGTGCTAACGCAGCACGCAAATACATTCTCGGTGAGTTCCGGAACGACATCGCCAAGTACATTGGAACCTCGCAAGGTCCACAGATGGAGCTCGCCAAGCGCGGTATTACGATTCCGACCAAGAAAGAACTGCTCGAAAATTTAACTCAGATAACGGGCGGTGGTTCAGACTTTAGAGACCTCAAAAAGAAACGTGAGGAAGCTGGCTTCAATCCTCTAGGTGAGATGCAACCGCTCATCAGTAAGACAGAAGTTGAACTCAGCGAGCAACAAACCGCGCTAAATGAATTGAACATCAAGCGTAATCAATTGCGTGAGCAACACTCTTTGATGATGCCTGAAGAGCCAGACCCTGCGAAAAACCCAACTGAGATAGGTGCTCAATATCGCGCCCTGAAAAACCCGATGGACGCGCTCATCGATAAGATGGCTAAGACGCGCAAGCAGCTTGAGAACTTTACCATAGCTAGCGCATACGAAACAATCAGCGACATCGCATTCCAACCCAAGACCGCGAGGGAGTTCAGAGAAGAGATCCCATATCCGGAGAGACAGTTCTTCCCTAATCTGTTCGCCAAACGTGAAAGCGGAGAGCTGAAAACCCCTGAAGACGCACCGATGTTCAACGTCAGGATGAAAGGTATGCGGGATCTGGGCATTGACTTCCTTGCTACACAGTACACCAACGCTATGCTCGACGGACGCGTTCCTATCGATGACAAAGGTAAACCTGCAGTCTCCGTTGAGAAGTTTATCGAACAGATCACCAAGCGTCGCCTCAAAGAAGAAGAGAAAGAAGATTTTGAAAAGAGCAGGTCAATGGTTCGCCTGAATGACTTCGCCCAAGAAACTTTAGCTAAGATTCCAAGAGACCTCCAGTTTGAAAACTCTTCTGTTCTTGAGCTTACTAAAGAGTCTACCGAAGACGCAATTCGCCGTCAACAAAGTTTTGACTGCATGGTCTTGAACCATTGCATTGGAGCAACTGAAGCACCGCACCCAGGAATCAATCCGTTTACTGGTGATCGTCAAAATCATTCTTACCCTGTTGATCCTGCGACTGGAAAAAATCGCGGTGACAGGAAGTTTTCTTCAGGTTATATGAAAAGTGTTATAAGCGGTAATGAACGCAGTTCTCATTTCCGCGACAACATAACAGGATTGCCTGTTGTGACCATCAATATGGAGAAAACTGGCAAAGATAAATACAATTTATATTTTGTTTCAGGATACAAAAACGAAGCAAGCTCTGATGAGAAAGCCAAGTACGCGGAAGATATCAAAAATTATTTGAATGCCCGTCTTGATATCATTGAAGGTTCAGGATCCTCGCTCGGTAAGTGGGGCATTTTTGACATGAAAAGCTCAGGAGGACAAGCGGTCGCTTCAACTGAGCTCGGTGTTCCGAAATCAGCATTAGGTTCGTTTGATCTTCCACGTTTTGTAACTATGAAAGACCTGCGCGAACTCGCTAGACAACAACCTGTTGGCGAAACCCACGCAGACCTCGTTGCTGCTCGTTCCCGTGCCTCCAGAGAATTAGAAACACTCATCAGAGAATACGGCGTAGGCGCACCTGAGACGCAAGACGTAGCAAGTCAAATCACAGATCTTGATTCGCGTTTAAGTGCAATGTCCGCTCAAGTCAGAGCCGCGCCCAGCATGGCAAATGAGTTAGCTCGTGCGAGTTTGTTCCAACGCATGACGACAGAAGCGTTGACCAACGGTCTCGGGATAGAAGACGGCGGGATTGGTCCTGTACGCGCGAGGGTGGACGATCTTCTAACCGAAGATTTTTATGGTTTGCGCGAGCTCTGGTCAGATGATTATGACCTCTACCCAATAGCATTGAGAAATTTCATCAATGGTGTTCGTAATAGTGAAAATTTACCTTCGATATTAACAAACGCTACTGATACTTCTGGTTTCGCTAATGAAATGCGTGAACGCCTTGGACGATTCCAAGACCGCATCATAATGTTCACTCCGATGCAAAGAGAGCTGTTCGTTCGTGAGCTTGACAACTATGCTGAGACCAACATCAATCAGATGGCTGAGAACCTTGACCCTGAGAACCCACGTCGAGGTCTTGAAGAAATTGAAGACACCCATCCTGGAACAATCGAATACTTGGGGCAGATTGAACGCCGTAGGCGTGGTGAAGACTTTACACCTGAAGCAGCGCCTGCCCAGACCGCGATGCGTGTTCCTAGAGATATCGCAGACATAGTAGTTCCTCTCCATCATCCAGACAGAAATAATCTGATACAGAGGATTACTGAGCGATTGAACAACTCAATCAGAGATTTACCTCAAGACCGTGAAACTTTACAAGAAGCTCTTGCTCAATATCAGCGCAATCCGTTAGACATTCCTGGTTCAATAGAAATGGAATTGCCGTTAGACAATGGGTTCGATTCTATTAATACTGCGCGAAGAGCCATCTCAGACTATCTAATTCAACAGATTCAAAATAGGCTCGGTAACGCAAACCCTGTTGAACGAGCTCAAGGTCCAAGCGCGCAAAGTTTAGCCAACGAAATCGTCGCGCCTAATGCTGCTTTCCGTAATCAAACAGTTGAAAATCTATTAACTGGAATCAATACGCAGCTCATACTCTACGTTGATAGGTACAATCCAGTTCTCCCAGGAGACCGTGAAGCGTTGGAAAGGGAAGTTCAATCTTTTCAAAACAGCCCTCTTGATAGAGATCTAGGTCAAACTTTGGAAGAATATATTGACGCGAATCCCAACCGCGAAAATGAAATTCGTGAGCGTGTTGCTGATTTTATGATCGAGCGGATTCAAACCAGACTTGGACATAGAGACGCTGAACCACAAACAGCTCGACTGCCTGCACCTCAGCGTTCAACTGCAGTTCTGAACGCGGTAACTGATTTAGTTATGGAATTATTCAGAAGTTTTGAAGCTCAACAATTTGATCGTGCCGATTTAACTTCTACTCTTCATGCACTTGATTCTCATAATTTTGATCACCCTCGATTAAGGGAATTAACTAGAACAAGGGGTGAGCAGACAAGCGCACAAGTTCAAGAAAATATCGCTTCTACTTTACGCGTACTGCTTCAAGGTCGTAATATCGATGTACCTCCTGACATTTTTGCTGGTGCTCAGGAAGCGTTGCCTCCTATCGACCCTCGCATAGCAGCTTATCGAGATGGTTACACAAACGAGCTGACTGGTTCAAGAAGAGCATTTGACGAAGTAATGCAAGCAGAGCGCATGACTCCTGGAGCGATCAATGAAGCTATTCTAAGAACAGATGGTGAAGCTAGATATGACGAAGCAATCAGAGATTTCTATAGAGTTGACTCTCCTGCTGGCATCTCACAGCTGAACAATGCGCTCCGTCAGTATATGGAAGGGAATGGCTTTGATACGCCTCCTCGTCCAGTAGAAGAACGACGCGCTGCTCGTGAAGACGAATACGTTTATGATCCTGACGACATGGCCAATGAGATTGATTATGAACTAGAGCGTCAAGAACGCATACTCACAACAAATCAATATAGCCAATTTTACGACCTCGTTGATGAAATTCAAATGAATGCTGGCGATGACTTTGAAAATCTTATCGATACGATTGATCGTATAAGAATGCGGCAAGGTGTCGACGGAGACGTTGATATGGCTCTCGGCGATCTAAGAGCACGCTTGGTCAGAACCGAAGAAGCGTCCCGCCTTGAATTTGACAGGCAGCAACGTAACGCAGAAGAAAGAAATAGAGACGTCGTGGTCACACCTGAGGCAGCACTTCAAGGTTCGTTAGAAGCAGCACGTGAGTTTTACAATGACGCTGTTGTTCAAGAGATGACAGATCTTATTGACAACATTCAAAATGATGATATTCGTTTTGACAGAGAACCTGATCAATTCATCGCTAGACTTAGAGACGAAGCTAACGAATATGCCGATCATAATCAAGCGTATTCAAATGCAGTTGACGAAGTTGCCAACTTCTTAGAGAACTATATGCGTGAGCGTGCAGCTAGACCACGCGGTCGTAAGCGTGGCGGCTATATTAAGAAAATGAATGGTGGCGGGAAAGTTCAACCTGTTTCACCATCAACGAGCGTCAACGATCACAAAAAACCAGTCGAGCCAGTCAAGAAAATCATCAATCCTGACGCGCCCGAGTTCAAAGAGATTTTCAATCGTGAACGCGCGAACCGTAGCCCCAGTAGCGGAGGCGGTAGTGGTGCCCCTGCCGATCTGAAACAAATTATGAATCCAAGAAATATAACTTATAATGCTGGTGGTAAAGTCAGCATTGATCAAATGCGTTACGAACTGCTAAGGAAACGATAATGCCAGAAATGCCTATTCCTCAAGATTACGATCGTTTTGTTGAACCTGTTGAAAACGAACAAAATTTAGAATCGGACGAATCAGTTTACGAGATCTTTGATGAGGATTCAAGCGTTGAAGAGCTGCCTGATGGTTCAGCTATCGTCAAACTAGACGATATGAAGGGTCCAGAAGAGAACCCTGACTTTTATGAAAACCTTGCTGACAAGTTAGAAGACTACGAACTCGACAAGATTGCGCTCAAGTATCTTGACCTGATCGAAAAAGACAAACAAGCTCGCGAAGAGCGAGACAAGCAATACGAAGAAGGCATTCGCCGTACTGGCTTAGGGCATGACGCTCCTGGAGGTGCTCAGTTTATGGGCGCGTCTAAGGTGGTTCACCCTGTCATGGCAGAGGCATGCGTTGACTTTGCAGCACGTGCAATCAAAGAATTATTCCCGCCCGATGGTCCTGTAAGAACCAAGATTATCGGCGAGATGACAGAAGAAAAGGTCGCAACCGCTGAGCGCAAGCGCGACTATATGAACTGGCAGCTGACCGAGCAGATAGAAGAATACCGTGATGAGCAAGAACAGATGCTCACCCAGCTTCCTCTCGGTGGCTCGCAATTTTTAAAACTGTGGTATGATGAGCAGAAAAAGCGCCCATGCGCTGAGTTCGTACCTATTGACAACATCTATTTGCCGTTCGCTTCAGGCAACTTCTATACGGCTTCGCGCATTACTGAAGTTCAGGATATTACCGAAGAGGAGTTTGAACTCCGTGTAGCGAACAATCTTTATAAAGACGTTGACTTATATAGCACGACTCAGACACCTGACGAAAGTAAAGCCCAAAAAGCGACTGACAAGATTGAAGGTCGTAGCTCCAAGAGCGATAACATTGACGGAATACGTCGGGTTTACCATATCTTCACGTGGTTAGAGCTAGAAGACGATACGTATTCAAAAGGCGACAGAGCTCCTTATATCCTAATGATCGACGAGAACGAAAGTGCTGTTATCGGTCTATACAGAAACTGGGAGGACGGTGATGACACCTGTACTAAGTTGGATTGGATCATTGAGTTTAAATTCATTCCATGGCGTGGGGCTTATGCTATTGGTCTGCCTCACCTCATCGGTGGTCTTTCTGCTGCTCTTACTGGTGCATTGCGTGCTCTATTGGATAGCGCGCACATTAATACCGCCCCTACCATGCTCAAGCTCAAAGGAGCAAAGATCTCGGGGCAGTCCACCACCATCGAACCCACCCAAGTATCAGAAATAGAAGGTGCTCCTGGTGTTGATGACGTGCGTAAGATAGCTATGCCAGTGCCATTTAACCCACCTTCTCCCGTATTATTCCAGCTTCTGGGGTATTTATCGGATGCGGCAAAGGGCGTGGTCACGACTAGTGAAGAAAAGATCGCTAACATCACTTCAAACGCGCCTGTAGGTACTACACAAGCGTTGATTGAGCAAGGAGCAGCGGTATTCTCGTCAATCCATGCGCGACTTCATGATTCTCAACGCCGTGTATTCCGTGTTTTAGCGCGTTTAAACCGCTGGTACGTAGAAGAACAGCGTAAAAATGAGATTGTCGCAGATTTAAACATCACATCTGAAGATTTCAAGACGAACTCAGACATTATTCCTGTCTCAGACCCGCATATTTTCGCTGAAAGCCAACGCTACGCGCAGATTCAAACGCTAGCTGCCCGAGCACAGGCTAATCCGGATCTTTACAACCGACTTGCAGTTGAAAAACGCATTTTGAAACAGATCAAATTGCCTGACGTCAACGAAGTATTGCCTGATCCGCAGGAAGTAAAAGAGATGAACCCTGCTTTAGAGAACGTAGCGATGACTTTGGGTAAACCTGTAGGCGCGTTCCCGAAACAAGATCATCTAGCTCACTTCCAAGTTCACCTCGCGTACTTGCAAGACCCGCTCTACGGTGGCAATCCGATTATGGCGCCGACATTCTTGCCTGCTGTGCTAGAGCATTTGAAACAGCATTTGACAATGTGGTATTTGAACCAGATGGACGGTTATACCTCAGCTGCATTGGATCGCCCATTCAATATTATGAAAATCGAGCCGATTATTCGTGAAGCACAACAGCTTCTAGCTGCTGCAGGTCAACACGTCCATCAAGACGCGAACGAACAGTTGGCTAACATCGGACCATTGATTCAACAGGCACTTGAGACCTTACAGAAGATGAAGGCGCAACAGCCTTTAGACCCTTCAATTCAGGCTCTGGTACAAACCCAGATGGCTGAAACTCAGCGGAAGACAGCCAAAGATCAGGCTGACGCGCAGATCAAACAGCAGGATATGGTCGCTGAGAATGAAGGTAAAGCTGCCGAACTTCAGGCTCGAGTACTCATGAATACTGAAGACAACTTAACTGAAGAAAGAATTAAAGCTGCGGAACTTACGCGCGATGCCGCTGCTTTACAGCAAGAGCAGATAAAAACTGCTATAGAAGCGCAAAACAGGATTCAATCTAACTTAGGAGTTTGATATGGCTGAAGCAATCAATGCCCATAAAAAGATGGCTATGGGAATGACAGAAGGTAATGTCATGAA